AGGCTGCCCCTCAACCTTACTCGGTACAGGGATCTCAAAGGTTTCGTATTCCACACCGGGTACGTTTTCGTACTTTGGATCCATCACGAGACTTGAATAACACAAATTGTGTGCCATCATGATCGAAGGATACAGACCTTCGAAATCCAGGGCTGTAATCGGTTTATAGTACGCACCCTTTTGTGCTTCGAGAACGGTCGCACCTTCGTATCCTTGATCCCCCAGTTGACCATACTGAATTGTTGGAACCATGAATCCCATCTCTCTCGCCTTCTTCGTCAATTGACTAAACACCTTGATTTGTTGTCCCCGTTCCACGAGATAACACAGGGGTACCCAGGTCGCTTTCGCCATTTCCAGGAGGTTAATTAGGATACACAGTTTAGACAAGAGTCTGTGTGGAAGAAGAGTATCCTTAATACAATACTCTGCAACTTCCCGCAATTTCACGGGATCACCTTCCTTGTACCGAGCAAACATCTCTTTCGCGGGCATATCAATCTTGTTGTCCCCGAGATACAACTTAGACACGTTATCAAGTTTATATGAATCGAGTTTGTACCCCTTCTTCACCTCGTGAAACAAATCGAAAATGAAACGCCCAGGCATACTCACGAGTTTTAGGTCATTGTCTCCCAAAGCACTCGACGACAATTTCTTCAGTGTGAGTTCACAATTGTGTCCACGCAGTTTACTCAATTGAAAGAATTTTAGGTTACATCTCGTTATGATGGCTCTTTTCATGAGATATTCGAGATCAAATCCAAAGATGTTCCACCCGGTAATGATGTCCACATCCTTTTCGTGTAAATAATCCCCAAAAGCCTCGAGCATTTCACGCTCAGTGTCAAATGAGACTATGTTACAACCCTCTAGCTGAGGATCAGTCTTCTTGTAACACAAGCACGTTTTATCATACGGTTCATCGCTCCCAAACTTACACAGGGAAATTGCAATCTGGAAACATGCATCACCTTCCACATCGGCATCCGGGAATTTACCTGTAGAACTGTTACACTCGATATCTACGGACGCCACCACAAATGGTGCAGTCTCGGGGTCATCCACGGGTTTGAGATTTCTCCAGTTTCTACATTTAAGATCGATATCCGTCTTCGCAACACAGTCTGGTTCACAATCATCACCGGTATCTAACCACCCAGTAGACTGAATACCAGTTCGGTGCATGAGACGCAACACCGGATCCAAATTGGATTCATAAATTTTCATTTTTAAGGTTTCATCGGGTAAAGGTCTTCGAAGTCTTCCACTCACCATGCGACGAGCCGCGAGGTTTTTGAAAAACAGCTGGAGATATGGAAATTTTTCGTTATTTTGAAATCCCCAGACATCTTTACGATGAATCGTGTTTAAACTTGTGAGACACTCAGGGCATGCCTTGTCGATCTTATCATAAATGATCTTCACGCGTTGTGGCGTTGCATTGCGAGGGAGTTTCAAAAAAAAGTACGGACTAAAGCTCGTCGTCACACAGACGGACTTACCCTCTTTCGTCTTACCAAAGATACTGATCAAGTGTTCATCCTCTGTATCCCTGGACTCCCAGGTGAGTGCTTGGAAGACAACCATACTTCGTTATCGACCTAAAATTTTAATATAGTTTATTATTAAATGTCAGCAGCGCTAGTTGAACTAGTCTCAGTCGGAGCTCAGGATGCATACATCACTGGCGATCCACAAGTCAGTTTCTGGCGCCAAAATTACAAGCGCCACACGAACTTTGCTCTCAAGCCAGAGCGCATGGATTACATCGGTACTTTCAACGGCGGTAGCGAAGTCGTCGTACCAATTCGCTCCAAGGGTGATCTTTTGAGCTACATTTGGATCGAACACCCAAACATTTCTAACGTGTCCACTAACACGGATGGTTTGTTCTCTTCGGATGACACTTCTGTCACCGAATTTAGCCTCCAAATTGGCGGCCAAGAAGTCTGCCGATTCGATTCCTTGTATGTGCAAGGTATCCACAATGTTTTGTACCGCGACAACCAAGCGAAGGCCTCGTGTGCCGTCACCACCGCCGAAGTTGCGGATAACGCGAAGGGTGTCAGTGGATCTGCGGGTGATTACTACATGGTTCCATTCTTCTTCAGCGAAGACTGGACCAAGTCGCTTCCATTGGTGGCTTTGCAATACCACGAAGTTGAATTGCGCATCAAGTGCCGCTCCGGTCTCAGTGACCTCGGTGCCGTTCCAAAGGTTTACGGTATGTACGGATACCTCGACACGGCAGAACGTGAATATTTCACTGAACAAGAACACGAATTGTTGATCACGCAAGTGCAATATCAGCCAGCCAGTAAAACTGATACCTCCATCGACTTGACCTATTTCAACCACCCAGTCAAGGCTCTTCACTTGACGACCTCCAACGTGACCACGGGTGCTTGGACGGATGATTACACTTTCGATACCGCGTCGCTTTACATAAATGGCCTCGCCTTGTTTGAAAATGCATCTAACACGTTCCACCACAACGTGGTTCACGAAATGCATACCACTGCGCTCGCGCCATCATCTCTCGATGCCCTTCCTTTGTTCTCTTGGCCATTCTGTCTCACTATGAACAGATCGCAACCAAGTGGTACTCTCAATTTCTCTCGAATCGACAATGCGAAGTTGACTATCCAAAATCCAAAGTCCGATGCCAGAGAAGGTTTGTACAGAGTGTACGCCGTAAACTATAACGTTTTGCGAGTCAAGAACGGTATGGCAGGTATCGCGTTCTCTAACTAATGTCCCGAAGAACCAAATCCACGTTCGCCTCTTTGCGTCTGCTTTAGTTCTTCCACTTCTTCTATGAGCGGAGTTTCACATCGCTCTAAAATCATTTGAGCAATCCTATTCCCCTTTTTAATGACGAACGGTTCACTCCCGTGATTAAACAGGATAACTTTCAATTCACCCGTAAAATCTGGATCGATGACACCCGCACCAGTTTGAATACCATGTTTAAGTGTTAACCCAGAACGTGGTGCAATTCTCCCGTATACACCCGGTGGAAGTGATGCGCACACGCCAGTACTTATGAATGCACGTTCAAGTGGAGGAACTATGATTTCTTCCATACTATATAAATCGTAACCCACCGAACCAGGTGACGTTCTGGTCGGAATGATAGCATCCGGGTATAGCTTCTTAATCTGAAGACTCATGTCGTATATTACGACCAAATCTTTATCCGTGTATATGTTAAATGTTGCCACTCATCATCGCACTTGGTGGCCTCGCTATAGCGTATACATTTACAGGCGAAGGTATCGTGTCGTCTGAAGAAGCAAAGAAAATGATAAAATCTGGAAAAATAAAGCGGGTCATAGACGTAAGAACGACTGTTGAATACAGAATAGGTCACTACCCACGAGCACTACACTTACCCGTAGGAAAAATGAATAAAAAGACCGTTTCCGAACTTCCAAAAAAAGGTTTGCTCGTCTACTGCAACACTGGACAGAGGGCCAGAGTTGCGGCAGAGAAATTGGTTGAGTTAGGATTCCAAGACGTGTATTACATAGCTGGTCACTATTCAACTCTCATGTAAAATATGAGTAATATGCAGTATAAAATTGTATACATAGTTGAAATACACACACTGTATATGTAATTGTATAAAATACTCGTTGGTATCAAAGTACTATTAAACATTAGATGTCCACCCACATATGGTAATGCGTATTTTCTATTATCTGTACACACTACAATCACAGATAACACAAAATTTATAACCTGTACTATGTCACTCAGAAATACAAACATAGTAAAAAAGTGTATTATAGCCATGAGCTTAACGAATAGCCATGCGCTATCATGAAAGCATTTCACACCTGGCTGCGTTGTATGCGTGATTATGGGTTCTTGACCTTTAGCTAAACATAGAGATCGATCTGGATTTGTTACCAAATACCAGACATCTTGCATATTTAAAATCCGCGTTTAAACTCTAAGTACATGGTAAGATGATAGTGACATTGACCGTGATTGCATTTTTAGTTATTTTTCCACTCACACTCATAGGGATATCAAGAACGTGCCAACCTTACCCCGAGGACCTTTCGTAACTTTTGAAGAATCGCGTTATCAGGGATAGCTTTCCCGGACTCGTATGAATTGATCACACTCGCGGGTACACCTATCGCGTTTGCTAAATCCTTTTGTGTTTTGAAACCATTCGCTATACGCCCCTGTTGAATCGTCTTCGCCATCGATACAGACACCTTATCGTGTGTATCGATTTCCGTTTGATCCAGTTTCTGTTCCTTCGTCACTTCATGGTGTGGCCGAGCTACATTTTGACTCGTAGGCGTGGACTTTCCGTGAATTACGACAGGTTTCCAATCTTGATGATTCATTTTTTATTAAGCGGTTCTCGTTTTTAATAATCTTTCGAGGCGTGGGATTTCTTTGTTTGGAAACATCGTGAGTATCATTGCAGATTTAGTCAAATGCACTTGTCCGTGATTCTTTGCGGAAACGACATCTTCTACGCGCACCAAATCTACAGGTACCATAGACACACCATTAGCTTTACTGTGTTTGACGGCAAGTATGGCCGCGTCTCGTTTGGTTTCGCGGGGAATAACATCACCTTCGTGACATATGACCACGTGTGAACCAGGCAAGTCTGCGACGTGTAACCACCACTCCTTTGGATAACTCGACTCCGTGAGTGCGTCATTATCTTTAGCATTCTCACCCACCTTGATGGTGATACCATCGAGTGACGTGTACGTTCGCATAATATATTTAGAAGCTATGTTTTTATATAGGATATGGCTAGGACGACTACGACTACTAGGGAACAAACGTGGAATAGGGGCGACAATTACGTCTTAAAGATGTTTACATGGCACTTATATAAGTCATTACATAATCTTGAATTCTTGGCTATGTATGCGTACATGCGTTTGATAGAAACCAAATTTGTCGTTAAGAAATTGAAAACGAGCGATCTGAAGTTTGTTCAATCTTTGAAAACTTGAGATTCTTCATCTTTTCAATCATGCGTTCAATGTGACGCTCCGCTATGATTATACAGTTCTCAGTCATGATGCGACCCTTATGTTCAATCAAAAGTGGGCCACCGGTACCGACAGTTGTTCTCAAAATATCAAGCATGTTTGTTTAATTTTTAAAATATCCTATGTACGACTTAGGCGCTTTTTCTTAAGCACCTGTGGATCCAAATCCACCTGAACCTCTCGTCGTTTCTTCAATAGATTGAACTTCTCGAACAGCAGGTGTTTCACAGCGTTCCAACACGAGTTGTGCGATTCTGTCTCCTTTTTTGATTTCGAAATCTTTGTCGCCCTGGTTGAAGAGCACGACTTTGACCTCGCCAGTGTAGTCCGGATCGATGACACCCGCACCGACTTGGATACCGTGCTTGACAGCGAGACCTGAACGGGGCGCAATCCGACCATATACATTTACTGGCAAAACAATTGAGATCCCCGTCCCGACAAGATGCCGTGAGTTATGTGGTACACAGCAATCCTCGACACTGTATAAATCATATCCAACAGCATGAGAAGAACCCCGAGTTGGAATAATAGCATCTTGGGTAAGTTTCTTGATGCAAAGTTCGCTCATTTATGTATAGGGGAACGTAATCTTTATCTCAATTAAGGAA